TTTCCTTTCTAACCCTGATGTAGTATTATTGGGGTTAATAAACTCTCGAAAGGGGTTGAAAATGGCAATATGGGTTGATTTCTTCAAGGAGAAATTAGAAGGCTCAAAAGTTGTTGTTGATGCAGAAGGCAAGCCTTATGTCTCAAAAGAGATTGCTCCTAAGGAGTATGTCGAGGTTGAGTTAAACATTTCGCAACAGTTTTTGCCGTACCACATTTATTTCCGCCGTTTTGATGTCAATGGCGTTGAGTTAGAGAATCGTCTCTTTGCTCAAGTTGGCGACAGGGACTTGGCTTTGAAATCTTTTAATGACCTAACTTCTAAAAGATTAAACTCTTTTGAGTTAGTGCTAGACGGAGAATAAAAGGCTAAATTCGCTTAACGGTATAATCTACGGGTGTACGATAACCTTTCACCCAATAGTGAAGGAGTCGTGTCTGTTTTAGGGGCTTTCGCCATACAGACTCACGAATTGTTTTCGGAGTTAGTAAGCGCAGGGTTTAGCCAAGAACAGGCAATTCAAATCGTCGTAGGATTAGCAACCAAAGAGTAGAGGGTTAGATGGCTGAGAAAATAACACCCGATTTACAGGAGTTCGGCTCTACTGGTCTGCGTCGTTCAGGCGGTACGGTTTATGAAGAATTTCTCACTAATCTCCGTGGACAACGGGGAGCAAGAATCTATCGTGAGATGGCAGACAATGACCCGACTATCGGCTCAATGTTATTCGCAATCGAAAAAGTTATTACTCGCCTTGAATGGCGCATCGACCCTTATTCAGACAATTCTAAAGATGGAGAGATTAGTTCTGAAGATAAAGAAGTCGCCGCTTTCGTAGAGTCTTGTTTGCATGACATGAGCGAGTCTTGGGACTCTGCTCTATCTCAAATGCTTTCAATGTTGGTTTTTGGTTATTCATACCACGAGATTGTTTACAAAATTCGTGAGGGTGATAGTTCAGACCCACAACGCAAATCTAAATTTAATGATGGTCGTATTGGCTGGCGCAAGATGCCAATTCGTGCTCAAGAAACATTATTCCGATGGATGATGGATGATGATGGCGGTATTCAAGGAATGGTTCAAGTAGACCCATCCTCAGGCGGTATCCACCATATTCCAATCGAAAAGTCTTTGTTATTCCGTACCAGTTCACAAAAGAATAACCCTGAAGGTCGTTCTATTCTTCGTAACGCATATCGCTCTTGGTACTTCAAGCGTCGTATTGAAGAGATTGAAGCAATCGGTATCGAGCGTGATTTGGCTGGTTTGCCAGTTGCCTATGTGCCACCTGAGTTCTTATCTTCAACAGCAACAGCCGAGCAAGCCTCAGTACTAGCAACAATTCAAAACATTGTTACATCTATCAAGCGTAATGAGCAAGAAGGAATCGTCATGCCTTCTATGTATGACGACCAAGGACACAAAGTATTTGATTTAGTTCTTCTATCCTCAGGCGGTTCTCGTCAGTTTGATACGGACAAGATTATCCAACGCTATGACCAAAGAATTGCTATGTCTATTCTTTCTGACTTTATTCTCCTTGGCTCTGACCGAGTTGGCTCTTATGCCCTTGGTACTTCCAAGATGGATTTATGGTCAATGGCAGTTGATTCAATCGCCAAGAACATTGCTGAAGTAATAAACCAACACGCTATCCCTCGTTTATTAAAACTGAACGGCATGGACATTTCTCGTGCTCCTTACATAACTTATGGTGAAGTAAGCCATGTTGATTTGAATGAGATTGCTGGCTTCGTTGGCAACTTAGTACAAACTGGCGCAATAGTTCCTGACCCAAAGTTGGAAGAATACTTACGAGATTTGGCTGGTCTACCACCTGCCGAGCACGATGGACAAAATTTTGGTATGCCTCCAATGCCTGAGGGTGCAGGGATGCCTCCTATGCCTGAAGAACCTGAAACATCGGGCGAGGAAGAATTACCACCTGCTCCAACTACGGAGGCTCCGAAACTTCCTGAAGTTGGTTAGAGATGGCAATTCATTTTGCTAAAGCACGGGAAAAAAGAGTCCCGCTAACACCGCAAGAACAAGAACTTGCTCGCACTCTGTATAATTCTATTCAGCGAGCCACAGATAAAATTTCTATGCGCCAACTTGAGTCTTTGCTTCGTAACATGAATCCTGAAACTTTAGAGCGTTTATTATCAAGCATAACTATTGCCAATCAAAAAAAGATTCAAGAATCTTTACTAAACTCTATTGACCTTGGTGGCAAAGAAGCAATAAAAGAGATTCAAAACATTGCACCTAAATTAGCCTTGCCAGCCTTCTTGCCAACAAAGGTAAAGATAGAAAATAAACCTGCTATGGCTAACATGGAGTTTACAAAACTTCCAATGTGGGCGCAACCAAAACCACCTAAAGTTGAATTCAAAATGTCTTTCAACAAGACGAACCCAAACTCTTTAGCCTTTGCTCAACGCCGTGCTGGAGAACTTATTACCTCTATTGATACTTTGACCCGTAACGCAATTCGTCAAACAATTATTGATGCGTTTAATGAGCAATTAGATTACAGAGCCACAGCCCGAAGAATTAAGAATGTTGTAGGGCTACACCCACAATGGGCTAAAGCAGTTACTAATTTTGAGAAAAAAGAATATGCCCGTCTAATTAGAAGCGGAATGAAAGAAGCCAACGCTTTAGCAAAAGCCATGGAGAGGGCTTCTCGATATTCAGATTCTCTAAAGAGTAAAAGAGCCACAATGATTGCTCGCACAGAGATTCAGATTGCTCAAAACGAAGGTCGCCAAGAAGGATGGAACCAAGCGGCTAAAGAAGGTTATGTGGATGTTGAGTCACAGAAAATGTGGATTATTGCTCAAGATGAACGCACCTGCGATATTTGTGTAGAACTAGATGGTGAAATTGTTGGCTGGAACGAAACATTTTCTAGCGGACATGAAACTCCAGGCAGAGTACATCCTAATTGCCGTTGCACCATGGTAATCATTCCACCTGAAAGACGCTCATGACTATCACTATTGCTTTTCCAGTTGGGTATAAACCAGTTCTTAAACACGGTGAACATGACCAATCTACCCACGGTTCTTGGGCATCAGGTAACTTTAATGAAGAAACTGAAGGCGAAAGCGCACAAAATAGATATTTTGAAACTTACGGTGTTGAAATTAAAACCAATGAACCAGTCGGTATTACAAAAGGCGAGATAGCGGCACTTAATTTTTATTCAGGCGACGGATATGCAGATATGAACAACAGCGCAAGATTTGGCGTAGTGCATCCCGAAGAATCGGTAGAAGCAATAATACAAGACAGAATATCAAATTTAGATACACTAATAGAACAATCACCTAATATGTTTGGTGACAAAAATTTATTTCGTGTATTCGATAAAAGTTTAGTTGATACTCTTGAAAAAGGCGATGTACTAACCGATAAAGGTTTTATGTCCACAACTAGAGTTGATATAACAAGCAAAGAAGGTTTAGAAGTATTACAAAATTTACAACTTATTCGAGTAACAGACGACAGAGCATCAATTATTTTGCCAAGTGAGTCTAAAACAGGCAAAGGTTTAGCCGTTGATTATTTGAAAAATGCTGTTTCAGACAAATTTACGAATGTAGCCACAGCCAATAATGAACGAGAAGTTTTACTTCCAAGAGGAACTTCCTTAAAATTTATGGGCTATAAAAAAGTAAACGAGGGGACAGATGAAGTAATGGATGTTGCAGTATTTCAGAGGTTAGATAAATGAGCAGATTTGTAACCATGCTTGGAGATGTTGAAATAACCCGAGCCAAAGATGTTAAAAAACATGGGGAGCATGACCAAAGTTCTCATGGCTCATGGGCGCATGGGGTAACCGTAGACCCTGAAATAGTTCGCTCGACCTTGGATAAAGTAAAAGCGGATGGTGGTTTGACCATAGATATGAAGGATGGCTCCAGCCCTAAAGGGGGCTTTATGGTTGCCAAGGGCAAGAAGTTTGCCGCAATAGTTAAGGCTGATGATTTTTTCGATGAGGCTAAAGGCTCGGAGATTCTTTCCTCTTATCTAAAACAACATAAATCTGATTTCAATAAGTCGAATAACTACCTCGGTTTATGGCATAATACGAAGGATGGACAAGTTTACCTTGATGTATCAGAAAACATTGAGGACGAGGGGGAGGCTATCTCTCGGGGTCGTGAAAGAGACCAAATCTCAATTTGGGATGTAGCAAACTTCAAAGAAATAGAAACA